TTCCTCGGCTGAAAGCTGTGTAGATGGTTTTTTATTCATTTTTCTCCTGAATATTTTTAGGTTTAGAGGGGTGGGCGATTAAACCCACCCCGTTCTATAATAGATTATGCTAATTGAATAGTTGCAGCTATTGCATTGGTTGCAATAGCAGTACCCCAACTCTTAATCATAGTTGAAGTTTGAATCAAATTAGCGTTGGCATATACATCACTGGTGTATGAAAGAACTGAACCTTCCAATACAACCTTAACAATTTTCATTGATGAAGGTGAAACAAGCCAGATACGAGAATCTGAAAGTTTCAAACCAAATGGAGTCTGCCAATCAGCAACTTGTGGGAGTACCATAATATCAGTACCTTGGAAGTTGCGTAGATACCCAACTTTTACGAAATCGCTATCGATTTCGTAGCGATAGTTGGCGTTTGCTGGAAGAATACTTGCTAGAGCACGTTGAGTACCAATAGCAACTGGTTTTGTACCACCATTCCATGCAGCAACAGTCTGTGATAGACGTACAAATTCTGCTTGGCTATAACCAGCTACAAGCAATCCGGTTGAAGCAGTGCTGTCAACAGCGTCCATTGCAACATAGAAAGCGTTGTACACGTCGATAGCTAATGCTGTCTCGAATGAACGTACCATCTTCATTACAAATTCTGCTAGAGATTCTTTTCCTGCCAAAACCTTCATAAGAGAAACATAAACGGTCATTTCACGAGGTTCGGGGATAACAGTTACCTGTCCTTTGAATTGCTTGTGGAGTTCGGTTGTTCTCTTGCTACGACCAGCTTTAGAAACGATGAATAAATCACGAGGACTTACATCGAATGCTGCTGAATCGCCCCAACCAATCGTGCGTACATCAGAATAAATTCCGATGCTGTCGATGATTGAATCTGGAAGAACCATATCAATAACTGCTGAAACAACTGCGAAAGTTGCCCAACGGAGAGTAGGATGATTCGACCAAGTTTCGATTGGGAATTGCTCGAAATTGGTAACGCCAGCTACACGCATAATTTCACGTTTTAAAGCTGCGTTTAATTTTTCTTCTTTCTCTGAGAAAGAAAGCTCAATTACTGCCCCCTCGGGAGTAACTGTGTTCTTTTGATATTCCACATTTGTCGCACCGTTCATAGCACGATAATGGTTCCAATAATCAACGAACATTTTATAAGGTGTTAAGTTCTGTTCACCTGCGAAAGAAAGTACTTGATTTGGGATTTTCATAATATATATCTCCTTTTATCCAAAATTATACTGTAGTGCATTCCAGCTTGTAAGCTGTAACACGCTGACTGTCGATACCGCCTGTAGCAAGGGAAATATATGTAGTTGCAATATATTTGAAGCCTAGACCAGTTGTAGGACCTGCACCAACTACCCATAATAGTTTGTAGCTGTCTGCTTGACCAACTGCATATGTATGGGAAGAGAATGAGTTAGAGAAATTGTCTGCTGTTAAAATAACAATGTCGCCTACTTGTGGTTTGAAAGCAGAGAAAACTTTTCTCTCAACATTCCAGAAGTTACGTACATCAGGGTCTAGACCCTTATATTTTGCATCAGTAACAATGATTTCATCACCAGAATATGCCATCCATGCATTAACGGGTGAACCTGCTGCTGGTTGAGTAACTAGAGAAACCTCTACTAAACTTCCAGTAGTATATTGTGCGCCCATTGCAAGCACGTTACCATTATCGATAGCTGATGCACTGATAACACTTCTATTGTATGAATCAACATTCATTGCAGCGATTGCTGCGGGAATTAAAACACCATGTGCCATAATAAAAAACCTCCTGTTTTAAATTAAATAAATTGTATATAACCTATGGATTAATCCCATAAGCTTTTTGGTTTCTTTGTTGCACCACCGAAAGGTAGTCCAACTTCAATAACGCCTTGATTTTTAGGCATTCTGATTGCAAAATCAAATGATTTTGCTTTGCAAGAGTTTTTCCATGCTTCGATATTCTCTAAAGTATAATTTTCAGCATCTGCTCTCATTTCAGCCTTAATATCGTCAGGAAGATATACGGATACAGCGAGTTCTTTTAGAGTTTCATTAATAGCGAAAGCTTTCTGTTGACCTTCTAGCTCTGCCTTGAATTTCTTAAGCTCCTCGTTTTGTGCCATATAAGCTTTGTTATCTTCTGCTAATTTCTTAGCATATTCTTCCATCTTGCACATCTTAGCGTACATGCTTTGTACAACGATACCAAAATCAGCATCGTTTCCTTTTGCCATTTCCTCTAATGCCATTTTAACATCTTCGTCTCCGGCAAACATCTCTTCCATCTTCTGAATTGGGAATTCGAATTTCTTCTCAATACCCTTTTTCACTTCTTCTTTTTCCTCCGCAGGGGTTTCTTTCTTTTCCTCTGCTTTGGTTTCTTTTTCTTCTGATTTAGCAGTATCAGCAGCCAATTTTACTTCTTCTTTGACTTCTTCTAGAGCCATTTCTTCTTGTGTTTTTTCTGCCATAGCCATCTCCTTATCATTAATTTCTTCATCTGTTGTTTCATCAACAGACGCTTTTACTGTACTACCCTCGTTTTTAACCCACTTACCATCTTCTACATGGTGTGCCTTTTTAAACGAACTGATAGCAATAGCCCAACCGTTTTTCTTATCGTCTGAACCAATCGAATCTGCTTGTCTAGCAATAGTATTCGCTTGTTCAACAGAAATAGGCGGGGTAATACCCTTTAGTGCCGGATTTACATCCTCTTTAGATTTATAGGGGAATGTAACAATTTCAGAGTCTATTTTAGCTGAAATTTTTTCCGCCCATTCTTTACCATAATCTCCACCCCAAAGTAACCAGTCAACAGTATCTTTTTTGTATTTATGTGTGGAAAAATAATTGTTAATCTCTTTAACTTTTTCAGGACTTATTATTTTGTTTTTAACTAAATAACGTGCGAAGGCTATACCTGTTGATGTACCCCCGCCCTCTTCCTTGCGGATTTCAAGACCTTTTTCTGCACTACCTCTTACTTTGTTTGGAATTATAATTTCAGTAAAAGAAAATTCTTTTTCTAAATCATCTTCATACTCTTTTGCAAAAGATAAAACACTTGCATTTGCCATAGGTATAGCAGGAGTTACATAACTTCCTAAAACAGTAATGCCTTCATACCTAAAATCAAGAAGCTCAGTTTTTCCATCTTCTTTGGGTTGAGTTTTATACACACTCATTTCTACACTAACAGGCTTTTTGCTTCCGTCTCGCTTAAAGAAACTCAATAATGGACCAGTATATCTTTTCCACACATAAGCTATAGCTGATAACATCGTTCTTCCATCTTCTAGTTTCTTAGTTGTTATTGAAGAACTTTCTGGTACGAAGCCACAAGGAACCTCATCAGGGTCATGGGTATAAACATCATCTAATATTTCATCATACTTCCAGACAAGAGGACAATTTTTAATAGTATCTGCTGTACGCATTAATGTCTCTTCGGAAACATACATATCATGAAGATTATCACCAGAAGCAAAAAAGTCTAAAGCTAAAAGAGCAAATTTAGAATCAGGATTTTCCTGAACCATTTCAGCATTTTCTATAGTAAAACTAAGTTTTTTATTCAAATTTACCTCCTTCCTTAGAGTATAGATAATATTCTTACGTCTAAGGGCATATGTTTAATACACTCTCTTAGCTTTTCCGTATCGGCAAAATAAAAATATTTTCTGTCGAAACTTAGTAGGGGTATACGATAATGACGTATTAACCAACTTTTAACATATTTATTACATCTATACTTTTTTTCAATTATATTAGGATTAATTATCATTACATATGTTATCCTCCTATTGAATCACTCCACACTTTTACTCTATACCAATCTTCCCCGCAAAGTGTGGCGTTATCCAAAAAGGTAGTAGCTTCTTCGTATTCTTTCTGTTGTTTAGTAATCATCTCTCTGCATTTTTGTTCAACCACAGGATTATTATCCTGAATTGATAGCTTTAAGATTTCGCTAATACTATCTGTAGTTAATATTTCTCTATTTAAATAAGCTGTTGCTACATCAATAATATTTTCAAACGGGAGTTGTATCCCGTCTATTTCTGGAATTGTAACATCAGCATTTAAATCGGTTAGCAAATTAAAAAATTCTAAGGAATGTACCGTCTCTTCTTCGTGTTGTTCTAAAAAATGTTTTGATAAATTATCTAAACCTTTGCTTCTTAAAAATCCACATATATACATATAAAGATTAGCATTATATTTTTCATGACCAATCTGCTCTATTAAAGAATTTCTAAGTGTATCACCTATAAGTTTTACCATAATTATAATTTACCTCCTCTCCCAAGATTTGTACCCTCGGTTCTTGTCTGTTCGGTTTCCTCTGATATTTTCGATACGGGCTTTGTTGGTCTACCTTCTTTTACAGGTTGCCCTGTTTTATCGGTTTTTTTTGTACCCTCGCTTTTATTGGGAACAACAGTAACAGGTGTTGGTTGTTTAATTGTTTGTTCTGACTTTTGTGCTACTTTTTCTTGATTTTTCGCATTCTGGTTTGCTAAATCCTGTTGGTTTTTAGCGGTTTGGTCAGCTAAATCTTTTTGTTGTTTACCTGTTATTTCCGCTATTTGTTTTTGACCTTCAAGCGCAGGAGGAGTAAGTAAATCCATAAAACCAGTTGCTTGTGCTTCTTCCATATGTTTTCTGAATTGTGCTGGTTTCATTCCCATAGCCGCTGCTATTTTCTGTGGTAGTATAATTCCAACATTGAACAAAGTCATTACTGATTCTAATCTATTCTGCCTGTTTAGGAAGAATTGTGTACCTTCGAAATTAAATTTGAATTTAAATGTTTTAGTATATTTATTGACAAAATAATTCATAAAAATATTAAATTGCTCATATAAGTCTGTCATCATTTGTTCATCAACATTTAAACTCAATTGTGTTTCGAGAACATTTGGTTTAATATCACTTGTAAATATTAAATTCGTGTTTACACCACTGGAAGCCAATGTTGTTTTTAAATAACTATCGTATAACTCATTTTCTGAATCAAAACTAATACCCTTCATATCTTCCAAAGGCGCAGAAGCAACTTTAATAGCTTCATTAATACTGCTTTTCACCAATGCTAAGAATTTACCAAGTAAATCTGGACTGATAGCAATCATATCTTTTACGCTTGCTTTAGCATCTCTGTTTAACATTGGTACTTGACCGATAATCATTTTACTTGCTGCAGCCATGCTTGCTTGCTTTTGAATATTGCGCATTAAAGATTGCAAAATTAAATCACTGAACAAAGGGGTAAAATATGGTATTCTAGTTGCCAATTCTGGTGTATATTTAAAACACATACCTACATCAATAGGGACATCAACCCAATAAATCCAAGTTGAATCTCTAAATTCAGGAGGCATGGAAGGCATATATGGTTTTGCTTTATTTCCGTTTACCCATATTTCTTTATATTTTTTTCTAAAGAAATCTGGATACATATTAATATCAACACCCGGCAATAAAAACCAGTACATATTAAAACTAAAGAGGAAACCGCCCTCCCACCTACCAGTTATTTTACAATAATCAGCAGGAAGTTCTTGAAGAATTATAGAATCTCCTAAATCTCTGATACAAGCAAAAAATGCATCGTTTCTTACCATTTGTTTTACAGCGATACCAAATTCTTTTTTATAAGGAAATTTTTCTAGAATATCTTCTACTGCTTTTATATCTTTTTTATATTTCGGAGTTTCATAATCTTTTGGTTCAGCTTCTGATGTATAAGTAATATCAAACGCAAGCATGTCTGCCATATAAGCAATAAGTCTTTTGTAAACCATTGATTTAAGTTCAAAATCTTGAGAAAATTCACGAAGTTGTAATTCGTTTTCTTTAGGATTTTTTAGTGCTTGATTGAGAGTATCCTCTGTAGCAGCCATAGGATTAAGAGTAATATCTCTCATTCGGCTACTAATTAAATCAGGATTTAAATATCCTTGCCCAATCATACTTGTTATACCTCTAGCAAAAGCAATTACATCCCAAATTTCTTGTTCTGTAATCTCTTGTTCTTTATCGTTGCTTTCATTATTGTCTGCCATTAATAACCTCCTACTACAAGGGATACACCCAAAAATGCTTCTGCATCATCCCAATCAGAATATCTATCTCTTAAAAGTTCCGTATCCATTAAACTAACGTAATAATTTAAATAACTAACAGAAGTATAACGGTCTTTACGTGCACCAGCGGGTTCAACCAATTTTACTAAACCATTTGCCGGAGCCATTTCTAAAGCTATGCTTTCATTTACCATTAAGCTTATTTGTAAGTGTGCTTGTAAAAGATATGCTCTAATACCAGTATCATCTTGGTCTAAAATATCTTTATTTCCTGATTTTATTAAGAATTCTTCTTCTGTATTATCGTCAACTAAAAATGTAATTAATTTCTTTTTTAATCTCTCTCTAAATTTAACAGCAATTAAAGAGTTAAGGGGTGCATTAGCTGAAATAGGGAAAATACATTGTACAGCGTCTTGCCCAAGAGTTCTAGTGATTAATTCATCATACACTTTTGTATCAACATTTGAAGAATTCATAACAGTATATGCTGGATATTCTACCCCTCTCATTTCGTCTTTTGTTACTGAGCTTAATGCATCAAATACACTGATACCTGCATTCTGTAAGTCAAGTACTAAAACATCACCTTGAAATTCTTCGTATATCTGTTTTATCCTTAAAGCCTGTAGATTGGTGTTTTTACCATTATGAGATTCCATAAAAACTATCTCGGTTTGCCAACCTTTTTTACTAGGCAATAATCTTGCACAACTTATAATAGTATTATCATTTGTTGAACCTGCTCTCATAGCTATATCAACAGAAACAATACGCATTTCATCTGAAAGTTTTGGTATATCATAGTTATTTTTATGTGTTGGACTTGTTATATAAACCTCATCTCTTATTGGTCTCCAACTTCTTTTTATATTTCTTTCAAACAAGCCAAGTTTATAAAACGAAAGGCTTGAAGAACCATAAGGAATATTTCCGTATTCCATTAAAAAAGTGATGGGGTCCATATTCTCTTTTTCTCTAGCCATTTGCTTTTTAGTTTTTATACCATGATGAATAGAGATTAAGTAATCTAAAAATACACCTTTTGTATTTGGGTCTCCATCTGCCATCATCTTAATAAATTTTTTAGTTTCAGGATACCATTCATAAGTTTTATAGTGCGCACTAGTGATAATAATTTCCTGTGGCTCTTCTCTTAGTTCTTCTATTGAAGAATATTTTGGATTTTTCATATAAGGGGGTTGACGACTAACAAGAAAAGGGCGAATAATTGAATCTATAACTTCATTCGGTATTAAACGTCTTTCTTCTAGTACAGTAACATGGGAGCGGTGCATTTTGTTATCTGTAAAGTTTTTTATCTTTACATTCTTGAAATTTTTTTCTTTCAAGTTCAGCATATCTTTTTACCCTATAAGGGTAGGCGCACTCTTGGACAAATTATATTCTCTTTCGAGGGTCATCGTCTATGCGTTGCGTGTGACTATTTCTTAAATAGCCTTCCACTCGGATTAGCATCTCAGCTTTCCCGTTTCTTGCGCCATTTTTAATAAGCATTACTGCCTATTGAAGCCAATAAATGTTTGTATTTTTGATACTTTTTATATTTTCTATCTAAGAATATATTAGCATTGTCATATAAATTGGAATAAAAATTTTTATAACTTTCTTTTCCGCTTATTCCACAATCTAATTTATCTTTAGATACATATGTATTTATATTAAATTTTTTTAGAAATTCACGAAAAGATTCTATAAAATCTGGAGACCCACAAGTTATTTTTCCTCTAAGCATATTTCTAGTATTGTCGTAATATATGCTACCGTCTCCGTCGAAATATCCTCGAATAAAACACCATGTCAAATAATCATTTTCTAATTTAGGAAATTCAATATCTAAAGATTTATTTTTATGAATACCCAAAAGATTTAAATCAAAAACTAGTTCTGTACTAAATATTCTTATTTGACACAAATAAGATATTCCAGTAAATTTTCCTTTTATATATCTAGGTTTTTTTTCAAGAAATGTTACAGGAATATTTCCTCCTAAACATTTATTAAATTTTTTTAGATGCTCAAAATCATCTTTTTGCAATTGTATTGCTAATTCTTTATGAGAAGATATGTAACCATCTGCATAAATAAAACCAAGCCAATATGCCGAAAATTCATTTAATGGAGATTTAAAAAAATCAATATCAAAATTATATTTTCTTTCATTTTTTAAACCAAGTTTACATCTTTTATTTTCAACAGATGATTGCGTTCTTCCCAAATATTCAGCCATTTCTTTTATTGACATTTTCGGGTGATTTTTTAAAACAAAATCTATTTCTTCTTTTTTCCATTCTTTTTGCTTTTCCATTTTATATGTTCCTCCATTTGGATTTATTTATATAAAACTTTATTTCTACAAACATTTATTATTTTAACCTCTACCGCCTTCGCCAGAAACAACTACATTAATTTTTGAACCATTATAAAACGTCATTTCCCACTTATTTTGATTAGTGACGATATTCGAAGTTTCCCTCAAAATATTTGGATGTTCTTCCATAAGAGATTTGCATTTTTCTGAAATAATTAAACCTGCTTGTGCTTTAGTAGAAGATGCCAATGCAACAATAGTGCCCGGATATAATATACATCTGGCTATAGCATAAACACCAATCAACCAAGATTTTGCGCTTGCACGAGAAGCTATACCTACAAATTCTGTAGACCTAGCCATTAAGTTTATCCAATATCTTTGATAAGGATATAGTGGCACACCCATATAATGTTCTACAAAAAAACTTGGATTTTGCCTATAGAAAGTAACCCATCCCTTAATTCTTTCTTTTTTTTGTTTTGTCATTTCTTTTTCGCTAAGAAATTTTACAGGCTCATTAGACTTAGAATAAGGTTTCATTTTTTGTAAATAAGGACTTCCCCTTGGTTTTAATTTTTTACTCATCACTCACCTCCCCATCATCGATATTTACAAAATTATCAAACTCATTGGGGTCAAACTCTGAATTTTCTATTTCTCCCTCGTCTATGTTAAAGTCCTTGCTACCCTGAATGAAATTCTTTAATGGTCTAACCATATATTTATTATAATATTCATCTGTGTTTGCTACATCTCGATATATGTCACCTCTTGGGTCTGATAATAACCATTGTGCAGGTTCTTCCCTTTCTATATCAGCTATCCAAACTCCAAAAGTATCAACTCCTGCATTTTGGGTTGTTTTAACTGCATTCGGAGATATAGCTAAGTTTTTCATTAGACTTTGGAGTTCTTTCATATCATCTGCTGTATCGGGGTCATTGTCCATTCTTTTGTGTCTAATTCTTAGCATTGTGTAACATACTTCTTTTAATAAAACAACTTCCGCATGAGTGTCCGCTTTATGAGTATTCTTAAAATTAGAATATTCTCTTTCTAAAAATTCAATATCTGCTCTTGACAATTCTTTTCCCCAAAAATCAAGAACATCTGCTGGAATAGGGACTATGGTTGGGTCATTTATTTTTTCAGTAAATATAACAGACACATCATCATATACTAAGTTTTGTTTTATATTTTTTTCCATTGAAGGATTTAAAGATACTAGTTTAGAAAGATAAATTCCTATAACAGCACTAACTTTTTTACCACTATTATGAAGGGTTTCGATTTGGGATTTTACCGCTGATGCAGCATCGTTAGAGTATTTTATATTTAATGATGTGCAAATTTTATGTATGGCTTTTTCTATAGAAGATGTTTCTTTATAAAAATCTTCATAAAGAGATAAAATGCAGTTTTTGCATACGCTCATAATCATCAATGTATCTATTTTTCCCATATCTGTAGCTTCATAAAATTCAGAGGCAGGTTTCATTTTTGCACATTTTCTACACCAAGATTCTTTTATGACAAATCCTGATTTTGTAGTAATTTCTTTTAATTCTGCCATTTTTATTCCTTTATAAAATTAAGATTTTATTATTAGAATAATAAATCCTCATAAATTTTGATTTTATTTATTGCACTTCCTGAATGATAAAAAGTATCTTGTCCATCCTCAAGGCACATGAATACTGATTCTGCTCTTAGTATATAAAGAGCCTTGGCGTTTGCATCGGGTTGAGCATCAATTTTATCTGCTAAAGCTCCTCCTTGTGTTGCCTCGTCTCCTTGTAAATCAAATTCTGTTGCTATTTGTGGTCTTGTCCATTCACTAAATGCATAAAGGCGCTCTACTCCAATAAAACGATGTAGATTTATTTTTGGTCTATTAGTTTGTCCTGAAATACGGTCAATTAAATCTGTCATATGTTTTTCTCCATAGTAATAATATTTTTCCAGCTAGGAGGTAGATTTTTTTCTATCTCAATAGCATGATAAGGTTTGTTTTCTCTTATTCCCACTTCTTTTACCCAACCTGCCATTTTTTTTAAACCTTTTTCCAAAGGAACTGTATTTTTAATATCAAATATTTTATAAGCTTTGGTATGATTTGAATATGCTGTAAAAACTTCAAATCTTGGGGGTAAGTGTTCTACAACAGCTTCTACACCAAATGCATTAGCCACAGCTTTTGATAAACTGTTTATTGTAATTGATTGGTCTGCACCAATATTAATTGTTTGATTAAGAGCAGCAGGAGTTATAATTGATTTAGCAATATAAGGTGCTGTATCATCGATATAAGAAAATGCCCTTTTTTGTTTTCCGTCCCCAAATATTGTCATAGGTTTACCTTCTGCAATTTGTCTCATGAAGATGCCTATTACATTTCTGAAACGGTCTCCGGTATTCTGATTTTCCCCATAAACATTATGGGGTCTAAATATTACATAATCCATACCGTATAACTCATGCGCTGCACGAATATCGGCTTCTACTGCATATTTAGAAACAGCATAGGGGTCCTCTGGTTTCAAATTCATATTTTCTGTAAAAGGTGTATAATTTGAACCATAAACACTCATCGATGAAGTAAACACAAAACATTTAACTTCATTTTTTACTGCTTCATTGATTAGATTTATACTGCCAATTAAATTATTTGTATAATTGAATCTCCTTATAAAGTGAGAAAGCCCTTCTGCTGCATAAGCGGCTAAGTGATAAACATAATCAAATTTTTCTCGATTAAATAAATATTCAACGAGGTCTTTATCAGTAATAGAACCTTTTATAAATCTTACACCTTTGGGAATATTCTCTTCGAAACCCCCACTTAAATCATCTAGTCCTACTACTTCATGCTCCATATTAAGTAAATATTTAGAAACATGTGACCCGATGAACCCGGCATTTCCAGTTACAAGTGACTTCATTCTTTTTCTCCATTTTTAAGATAATATGTTTTAATGCTTTAGGGAGGGTCAACCCCTCCCTAAAGCTATTTTCATTAAGGTATTATGTCATTAATATCTGTTAGGGGTAAATTTTCATAAACTGTAAAAATTACAGGAGTAGTATAACCAGCGAACCCCGTCATTTCGATATATGCTTGTGCATTATAATCTCCCGCTTGGTCAAGTATACTGCTACTGCTCGTATAATATACAAGTATACCATCCGAACCACTAGTAAAGAAAGCAGCGCTTCCTGTTACAATTGTATCGTCTGGTTTTTCGATAATTATATTTTTTATACTGGCGCTTGATATATCTAGTGCACTGTTGCCTTCTTTTACTTGCAACTTTATTGCTAAATTTTTAGCACCGACCTGTATGTGGTCTTTGTCTGTAGGTACTTGGGGTATAAGATAAGTATATGTCATAATGCTCCTATCTGGTTATATTTTCCTTTTATATGCGTATGATGTACCTTGTATAGATTTATCTATATAAGTATCATCAGTTAAACTTTCTGAGAGATATGATTCCCCTCTCATATCTCTCACAAGATATGAAGGTTTATCTAATTCTGTTTTTATTTGTGTTGTACCCTGCATGCTTCTTAACATATAAGCAGTTAGGAATACTATTGTCCAAACTTTTAGATTTATATTATCAGCACTTTGCCCTTGAAGAGCATTGAATATATCCAATATGTAATGTTGTCCATGAAAGAATATTGTTAAACTATCAGCAAATTGCAACTGCGTTGCATTATCAATAGAAATGCTTACTCTTGATATGATTGTTGAAGAAGTCTGCAATTGTGTTGCATTTTGTATTGCTAATAAATAATTCTGTTTTAATAATGGGCTTGAAGATGTTTGCAGTTGAGTAGCATTATTTACTGTTGCTAAAGCATAGTGGGCTAATAATGATACCTTATTTGAGGTTTGTAGCTGAGTAGCATTGTTTACTGTAGCTAGAACATAATGTGCACTTAAGTCTACATTATCTGCGGTTTGTAATTGTGTCGCATTTTGCATAGCTAATATTTGATGCTGGATTAAATTTACATTTCCAGCAGTTTGCAATTGGGTTGCATTATTTACAGACAATACATAATCCTGAGTTAAATTAACACTTTGAGCAGTTTGTAATTGAGTTGTATTATTGATTGCCAAAGTGAAATTATAGAACAAAGATATGTTGCTTGCTGTCTGCAACTGTGTTGCATTCTGCATTGCTAGTACTTGATGTTGAATTAAATTAACATTTGTAGATGTTTGTAACTGAGTTGCATTATTTACGTTTAAAGAACCAATTGTATGTTGTATTAAATCAACATTTCCAGCAGTTTGTAATTGTGTTGCATTATTAATTGTTAAAACTTGATGTTGAGTTAAACTTACATTTTGGGCGGTTTGCAACTGTACTGTATTTTGTATAACTATAACATGATGCTGAGTTAAACCAATATTACTAGTGGTTTGTGTCTGTACTGCACTATTTATAGATAATACATGATGCTGTGTTAGATTTATAGTACTTGTCGTTTGTGTCTGTACTGCATTATTAATATTAAGAGAACCAACTTCATGTTGTACTAAATCTATTTTATTAGCTGTTTGTAACTGTACTGCATTATTAACAGACAAAATATAATGTTGTGTTAATATTATATTACTAGAAGTCTGTGCTTGTACTGCATTTTGTACAGTTATAGTTGAAATACCGGGATTAAACGTTAATGTAACATTATCAGCAGTTTGTGTTTGTAAAGCACTCATTGTACTGTAGAACGTAGGAGGAGGTATTATACCACCACCCGGTACAAAAATTATCCACGATGTTGCTAATTCTGGTAATCTAACATTATCAGTAGAATAATAGTAAGTCGTAGATGTATTATAGTTACCAACTATCCATATTGAACCATTCCACCATACTCTTATGTCACTATCAGTACTTAATTTCCAATATAGTCTACCATTTAATATACCGGAATTGTTGTAATAGCCATTGACTGTACTTAAACCAGCGTCAGATAAAACATAATCTGCTGCTAATATGAAGTTAGGCGGGGTTGTCGTTAGAGTTATATTATCAGATGTTTGTACCTGTGTAGCATTATTTATTACTAATACATAATGTGCACTTAATATAACATCATTTGATGTTTGTGTTTGTGTAGAATTATTTACTGTTAAACTATAGTGTGCACTTAAAGAAATATTACTTGTCGTTTGTGTTTGCGTAGTATTATTAACTACTATAGAATAATGTGCACTTAAAGCAATATTACTTGTCGTTTGTAGTTGAGTAACATTATTTGTAAATAAAATATAATGTTGTGTTATGTTAACTTTATCACTTGTTTGTAACTGTGAAACATTATTAATTAATAATATATAATCTTGTGTTAAATTAACTTTATCACTAGTTTGTAACTGTGTTATATTGCTAATTGCTAGAACATGGTGTTGAGTTAAAATAATATTATTACTGATTTGTAGTTGTGTTGCATTTTGTAAAGCAAGCGTACCAGTTTCACGCTGAGTTAAATTTATATTTTCAGATGTTTGTAGTTGAGTTGTATTGTTTATAGATAATACATAATCTTGAATTAAATTAATATTATCGCTTGCTTGTAATTGTGTAGCATTATTTATAGATAATATATAATCTTGAATTAAATCAATATTATTGCTTATCTGTATTTGAGCTACATTCTGAACTGTCGATTCATAATCAGGGAAATAAATATTTGTACCATAATTTAGTGTAGTACCAGTTAAAGTACCAACTTCACCTGTCCATAAATCTTTAGCATTATTAGGATTGGCAACAAACACAAGACCACTTGGTATAAATGTTGCTGATTTTAAATTATTTCTGTCTGCTAATTGTCTTATTTCGTCTGTAGTCAATACTCTATTCCATACAGCAACTTCTGCGATTCTTCCTTTTACGTCGCCTGATTCATATCCAATAGC